ACGGTAGGCCGGGTCGTTCAGTTGAGCCGGATCTTCACCGGGAAGACGCTCAACCGCCTGCTGGTAATTAAATTCGTGTTTCGGCTTGACGTAGCCCGGACGTAACACGCGGGTTTCACCACCACGATGACGCAGCACTTTTCCTTCAACAACCGGGGAGACATAGGCCGCCACCGGCGTTTTTCCGGTAATTTTGTCCAGCATCACCTCTTCGGTATGGAAATTCACCGTACGGCGGAAAAACAGCTCCAGAAACAGCGCACGAAATTTCACTTTTTGTTCGGTATAACCGAGTAACTGGCGGGTCGTAAACAATCCCATAAATCAGTTCCTTTCATTCAGAAATCAGTCAGGCCACCGCGGTGGCCTGATAACGTGTTACGGCAGCGCCGCGTGACTCAGGGCACTGCCGGCAAAGGCGTTGGCCTTTTTGTGTTCATCCACACTTTCAGGCCAGCGGATTGCCTCCGTCGCAAAGGTCCCCGACTTGTAATAGGTCAGCGCCGTCTCTGTGCCTTCAAGCGGCAGTACCAGTATGCCAACCGCACTACCGGCTTTTTGTCCGTCCCAGACCACCAGTTTCCCGGTGGCCTCATCCAGCATCAGTGGCGTCAGTGCCGGTGTTGCCGAGGAAATCCCGCTGCTGCCTGTGGCGGTATGAGCCGGATCATTACCGGCAAAAATACGTACTTCCGCACGCTGTTCAGTGATAGTTTTCGTCACCATATTGTAAAAACCTCCTGTTGATGGTCAGCACTGGCTTCATGGCATGGCCATGAGCATTTTCACGTCCGCATCACCGTCTGCTGACGTCTGTGGCACGCCACCCTGTACCGCTGCCGGTGAATGGTTCGCCATGATGCGTTCAAACAGGGCGGTTGTGGATGCAGAGACCGGTTCTGCCTTACCTGATCCCGCAGCCAGCACAGCCCGGGCGCTCTCCACAGTCATTCCCGGGCAGGCAGCCAGCTGTTCAGCCTGCGCCTCAGCCCCTTTTGCCTCATCCAGTGCCATGATCTGATCACGGAGTGAGGGTCCGGCATCCGCCTGCGGTGAAGCAGCCAGGATCGGGCGGGCTTTTTCCACCGTCATCTCCGGCATCGCCGCCAGCGTTGCCGCCAGTTGTTCACGACCGTTCGCTTCTTCACACGCCATAATGCGATCGGCTTCACTCTGCGTGGATGCCACCGGCTGCTGCGGTGCCGCCGCGGCCAGAATCGCCCGGGCCTGTTCAACGCTCATGCCCTGTTGTCCTGCCAGCATCGTGGCAAGCTGTTCACGTCCTTTCGCTTCCTGGCATGTCAGGATCCCCATCACTCGCTGGTTCTCCTGCGCGGCGGCTTCCGTTGCAGTTAATTGCGGCATAGTGCCTCCTCTGACATTACTGTTCAGCGCCGTGGCCATCACACTGATGGCATCCGACGCATTGACTAATTCATCCGCCAGCCCGGCATCAATGCCGGACTGACCTTCAAAAACGGCGGCCTCTGTTCCCGTGACGGCATCAACAGACAGACCGGTAAACATGGCCACTTTTTCGGCAAACATCCGGCGCGCCGCATCAATGCGCTGCTGCATGTCCTGGCGAACCTCTGCCGGTAAGGCTTCAAACTGATTGCCATCCACCTTGTGCGCCCCTGAGTAAATCAGCGTGATATCCACACCGGCCTGCGCCAGATGACCGGCATAGCTGACATGGCTCATCATCACGCCAATGGAGCCGATACGGGATGTCTGGGTAACCAGCCGTCGGGAGCAGGCCGACGCCAGCAGCATGGCTGCAGAACAGGCCGTGTCATTGCACAGTGCCCAGACCGGCTTCTGCTGACGGAGGCGGTAAATCATGTCAGCGCAGTCAAACGCGCCGGCGGCCTGCCCGCCCGGACTGTCAATGTCCAGCAGTATGCCCCGCACCTGGCTATCTGCCATTGCCTGCTGAAGACAGGCGACAATGCCGTCATAGCCAGTCATTCCGGAAAATGGCCGCATCCCCCCCAGCCGGTGCACCAGCGTGCCGGTCACCGGCAGTACCGCAATACCGTTCACCACCCGGTAAACACGGGCCGGTCGTTTACCTCCGGCCATGTACTCGTCCGTTTCAGCCAGCATTCCGGGAGCATCAAACTGTACCTGCTGTTGTGGTACCGAAAGACTTGATGCCCCCATCTCGCGCCCGAGCGCGCAAAAGAAAACCCGCGCATAGGCGGGCTCCAGAAGCAGCGGTTCATTGAATGCTGCGGCAATAATGTGTGAAAGATTACGTCTCACGGGGTGTTGTCTCCTCTTCCGGCCTGCGACTCTCCGCTATCTGCTGCTCATACGCCTGCGCTATCCACACCGGACGTGAGAGTCCGGCTTTTTGTCGCTCAGCAGATTCCCTGACCTGCTGGCGGAAAATGTCCTGATAATCCTCGCCCATCAGCGCCAGCTCTTTCTCATACGTGCTCAGTCCGGCCTCAATGCGCATCACCGATTCCTGAACCTCCTTGAGCCCGTCAATGGCCATTCTTCCGGCACCAATCCACTCTGCCCGTGACCAGGCTGATCGCGCCTGATAAAAATCAAAACGCGCCCGTGGCGGACGGATAATCCCCCGAAGAAGTGCCTCTTCCAGCCAGCAGGAAAACATCTGCGTGGCCAGCCGGGCCGCAATAAATTTTCGCCGCCCCATAAAATAGCGCCACGACTCATTGGCAGAGGCCCTGGCACTTGAATAACTGACCTTCGAGTAATCACGGGACAACTGTTCGTAGGAAACGCCAAGACCGGCGGCGATATACCGCAGCAGCGCCTGTTCAAGCGCCGAAAATCCATTGTCTGAATCCTGCGCAGTCTGTAGTTTCAGATCATCCCCGGGGAAAAGGTGCGGAATTTTGACACCACCCAGCGTCACGTTATTCGTGTCATACCAGCTGGAGAACTTCTCCAGAATATTAATAAGCGGATTATCCTTCTGCCCCTGCGGCGCACCGGCGATATATTCAAAGGCCTTTTCGGTATCAAGGTCACTTTCAATCGTCGCTGCATACATGGCTTTCACTATGGCCGACTGAAGCTGTGTTGCCTGCAGGGAATCGAGCATCTTCAGCCGTTCCATGACGCTGTAAAACTGGTTGGCCCCACGGGTCTGCCCGTCCTCCACCGGCTCGAAAATATGCAGCATGGCCGGACGCCCGGTGGGAAGTTCACGCGGGATCCGTTCCCATCGTCCACTCCCGGAGAACGGAAAATCATCCTCACAGATATGGTACGCAACGGCACGGCCATATCGATCGACCTCCACCCCGGCCCGCAGAAAACGGTTCCCCATACCGTGTCCTGGCGTGTCCACCCGTTTCGGACTCACGGCTTTAAAACGCGTACGGAATAACTGCGTGGTTTCCGTATCCCAGACCGGCTGCACAAAGATTTCGCCGTTAAACGCATGAACGCCCACACCTTCACGGATAAATTCCGTGAACGTGCGTTTTCCTTCCACGTCGATCTCGCCAGACATCCCTTCGGCGTATTCCGACCAGGCCGCCTCCACCTCATCGACAAAGCTTTTTGCTGCGGTCTCCCGCATCCCCAGCCAGCGCCAGTTCGGACGGTAGCTGATAAGAAACATATGCCCGACAATGTGATCCTTATGCAGGGCCACCGCATTGGCCGCTATTCCGTTATTGCGCACCAGATCATCTGCCCGGGCATTCCCCAGACGCAACGCGGGCAGCAGGGCCGCATCGGCACTCTGCGCCGGTGGCAACCACTCCGCCATTTGCCCGCCAAATCCTGCACCGCCCCCGTTGTAGCTGAGACTCTCACGAAGCGGAACGCCGTTCACATCAATCAGGACAGGCGTTCGTTTCATAACCTCACTCCCAGCGGACGACGGCGACGCCGGGTTGTCCCCAGTACCGACTCCGCATCATTGATCGCCCGGTTAAGCTCATCCAGAGAAGCCGCCGTATATTCAATTCTGCGACCATCTTTCTGGACAGACACCACCCGTTTACCGGTTAATAAATCAAGGCGCGCCTGACGCAGCGCCTGCAGTTCAGCGACTGTAACCATTCACTCCTCCGGACAGCTTCGCTGCCAGTTCTTTCAGGGTTGGCCGGGTCGTCTCTTCTTCCCGGGATTTTGCCAGTACAGCCAGATCAAGCTGCCAGCGTTGCACGGACACACGTAATGCCGCGTAGGCATACACCAGGCAGTCCAGCGCTTCGTTACGCCGCTTTTTGTTATCCCACAGCAGACGCATCTTTCCTTTTTCCCACTTCTCCACCAGCTCTTCCGCCACCAGTTGCTGCGCCTCTGTCTGCGAAAAAATCTCCGGATCATCAGGAAAACGGATGGCATACGACGTGGCTTCATCCGCAGGCGAGGGATCGGCTTTCATACGGGCATAGAGAATTTCTTTTGCGGTGTCCGTTCCCACTTCACACAGATACACGCCCCGCTGATTGCGGGTTTTTGGCATGGTGATCACCGGCTTGCCATAGACAGATGCGCCTTTTACCGGCAGCACCCGGAAAACACCGTGTTTTTTTGATCTCTGATAAACAATTTCACCATCGATCCCCCCGGTGTCCCAGCAGACACGGGAAATAGTCATTTCGGTGCCATCCGCATGGCGGTATTTTTTGTTGATCGCCGCATCCACACGTAACAGCGTCTCTTCCTCATCAGGACGCCCCATAATGATGATTTTATCCACCAGAAAAGCTTCCTCTCCCGGAGCCCATCCCCAGACATACATCTCAAAACGGTTTCGCTGCGAGTCAATGCCCGCCGTCAGATAAACCACCCGGGCAGGCACCGCCGCCGTGTAACGCACCACCTTATCCATCAGTACCTGGTGATCGAGTTTTTCGCCCACGGCCTCTTCCCAGGTCTCGCCCAGCGTGGTGTTCACAAAGGTTTTCAGGCCGTTGGGATCTTTCAGTGCATCCAGCCAGTCATAGACAATCTGTACCCAGGTGGTGAACGGACTGTACGCCGTCCAGATATGGAACGTGATGGAGCGCGGCGGCGGAATTTCATCACCCCGGGCGCTGAAAAACGTCAGACCGTCACGGGTCCACATGCCCGTGTTTTCACAGATCCACCGCCCGTTGTTCTGGTCAAGCTCAGACTGATGGATCACGCAGCCATGATGTTCACAGAGGTAGAAAACGCTTTCGGGACTGTCCTTCTCCCATTTAAGCCCAAAAGGCGTGGACTCATCGCCAAATTTCAGATACTGCGCCTCCCCACAGTGCGGGCAGGGCACATAAAAACGCATGAAATGCGCCGACTCGTTGGCCGCTTTTCGATCTGGCAGGTGCCTTTGATTTTAGGCGTCGAGCCGCGAATGGATTTTGGCCACACCGACCCCTCAATACGCTTATCCCCCAGCAGGGTTGGCGAGCCCTCTTTTTCGACATCCGGCTCGAACGAGGAAAGTTCGTCATAGCAGACCACGTCCACGGATTTTTCACGGTAGTTTTTGGCGGCAGCGCCGCCCAGGCACCAGAAACCGACGCCCGATGAAAAGCGTTTCAGCGTGAGGGTATTATCACGATGTTTACGCCCAAACCACGGTGCAAGATCGAGTAAAACCGGCACATCCCTGATCGTGGGTTCCACATGAGATTTCATAAAATCTTCAGCAGCAGAATCCGTGGGCTGGAAAAGAAGGCTGTTGCGTGATTTATGCTCAATAAAATAAGCCTCCACTCCCAGCAACATCTTTGTATAACCAACACGGGCAGATTTAATCAGATTAACAGTGCGGATCCGGTCATTCCCCATGCTGTTCATGATGGCAACCTGAAACGGCAGTGTTTCCCACCGCCCCGGGGTGTAAGATGACTCTTTCGGAAGGTAATAATGTCGATCTGCCCACTGAACTGTCGTCAGAGGGACAGGAATTTTTAGCGCAAGGAGGCCGGTTGCTATCGCTCCTGCAGAATTAGCCGCCCTCAGTTCGTCTGAAATCATCAATCCACCTGCGCACATTCTCACCGGCTTCAGAAGCCACATCGGATGCTTTCGCGATTTCAGTTTTCACAGCATCAAGATGTGCGGGTGATATATCAGGGTATTTACGCTGCAGTGTCTGAGGGACACGGACAAGGATCCCTGATATATTCTGTGCCACTCGCTGAAAGATGTAGGTAAATAACTCCGTCTCGAGGACAAGGCCTTCCTCACGAGCATTTTTCAGCTCCTGTGCATCGGCCTGTGCCTTCGTCAGTCGGTAACGTTCGTAATCAATGGTGCCGGGCTGAAGGTCTGATTCGCTGGCAGCCCTCAAATCCTCGCTCTCTTTACGGAGTTTTTCGTTTTCAATATCAGCTTCCCTCTGCGCATACCACTGAATGGCAGCAGTTGTATCAAAAACTGATTCAGTCCCTTTCCCTCCACCAGAAACTAGTGGTAACCCCTGACTCTGCCAGGCGGTGATGGTCCTGACATCAACGCCAAAAATATCGGCCAGTTTTTTCTTATTGACGTTCATACACTCCCCCGGGAACCAGAAAGGATCTGATTTTTCCCTAAAAATTTTCATAAATAGCGAAAACCCGCGAGGTCGCCGCCCCGTAACCGGTCGGATCGCCGGAAAGGACCCACGAAATGATAATGATTATCATCTATATAAGGTTTATCACAACATGTGTGTACGCCATCAAACCACGAGAAATAATCAATTATGACGCAGGTATCGTATTAATTGATCTGCGTCAAATTAACGTAAAAGCAACTTCAGATAATACAAATCAGCAACACTGAATATGGGGAAACATTATGTCATCAAAGAACAGAACCCGCAGAACAACAACCCGCAACATCCGATTTCCAAACCAGATGATTGAACAAATTAACATCGCTCTTGATCTGAAAGGTTCAGGAAACTTTTCAGCGTGGGTTATTGAAGCCTGCAGAAGAAGGCTGTCAACAGAGAGTTCGGGTATGAATTACATAATTAAGTAACATGGTGTTCACAGAACACGCAGTTACCGGACACATCAGTTTTCCATTCGCTCCCCGGCAGTACAGGCTTCCCCTCTGACGGGATAGCCTGAAAAAATAACACAGAAAATTATTTGTTATAATTAATATAACTTACTCAAAAAAAAGCGACGAGAAAATCAGCATCAACGAACAATAAGCGCCAATACGTGATAACAAATGGCAGCCATATTTATCTGCAGTATAAGCAATGGACAGGATAACCACACCAGAAACCGTCAGCATAAAATCCATTTGAACTTCCCCGGACAAAATCGACTCATCTAAAGATTTACAGCTCTTTTTATTATCAATATGTTAAAAGTAAAATAAACAGATGTTCAATAACACGAATACAAAAACGTGCTGAAATTCAATGAATCCATTTCTGTGTCATCAATTAATAGTGATAAACATCCGGCTTCTTCCACCATCGCACCGGACAGGCGACTATGAGGGGACAACGCCGCGCTCCGTTAACGCGGTAAACCCCGGTGTGTATCGTTTTTGATTATCCCCGCACACTCGCGCAGAGGAGTCTCCCTGTCGGGCTGCGGTCTCTGTTAATGAGGGAATACAGCGACGATACGGCGCATCAACAAAACTTATTTCAGGCACTGAGTGCGGATATAGTCCTGTGCCCCTTCCAGTTGCTTGTGCATCGTCATCAGCCGCTCTCTGAGGGTGAAATAATCCCGTGTAACGGTGTCTGCCAGTTGGGGGCCGGTTGCATTATCCACGCCGGAGGTGGTGGGGGCTTCACGCACGGAGCCTGGACAGGTGGCGTTGATCCGCAGGCGCTTACGACCAGCGGCAACATCAGCGCGCAGAGTTTCATTTTCAGCTCTCGCATCGGATAATTCCCTCGAGTATTTTGCATCGAGCGCAGCAACATCGCGCTGGCGCACCTGCATATCAGTAATGGTTGCGTTCGCCAGCTTCAGTTCACTGGCTTTGTTATCGCGCTGCGCTTTGTAGGTAATCGCGTTATCACGGTAATGGTCTGTTGCCATCCACAGCGCACCACAGGCCACCAGCAGAATAACGATAAACGCGGAAAGCATTCGGTTTATGTTCACCCCAGCAACCCCGACGAAGACAACATCATCCAGGCCATGGAAAGAAAAAGAGCAACCAGCATTAGTGAAAATGAAATGCCGACAATTACACAGAGGATCTTCGCCAGCGTTATGAGTTTGTCTGACATGCTTAATCCTCCCTTCACGATTTCAACGCAATGACCAGTTTTGCCAGCCCATACAGCATCGGGGACACAGCAACACCGACCGCCACCCACTTAATGGCAAAAGCCAGTGCTCTGCTGATGTCATCAGTTACAGGCGCTTTCAGTTCAAGGCCATTTTTCATAGTCAACCTCAACAGAATTCGTTTATACTTCGCCATGTTCTCCCTTGCCTTACTCAAGGTCAGAAACACAAAACCCCGCTTGGTGCCAACAAACGGGGTTTTTACTTTTATTCACTTACGTTTCGCCAGTTCGCAGGATTTCGTGTTATCCGCCCGCGTGGCCATGCCTTATTTTTCAGCAAAATATTCTGCTTATCTGTCGATACCCCAGCACGCCAGCGCGCTCTCCTGGTCACGACGGGATACCTGACCGTAACAGTTGTTTGAACGAATACGGCAGTCTCTGCCACCGTCCTTAATCCACCAGCGAATCGCCTCACACGCTCCCCTGCGATCACCTGCATTAATTCGTCTGTAAAACGTCGACGGGAAACACTTACCAGGACCAATGTTGTACGGACAGAATGACGCAATCCCCGCTTTCTGGGGTTCGGTCAGTGGCACTCTGATGTTTTTCTCCACCCATGCCAGCGCCTTATCACGTTCAATGGCGTTAACCTGGTCGCATTTTTCCTTCGACAACTTCATGCCCGGGACGACAGGTTTACCATCCACCAGGATGGCACCGCGGCAGATGGTCCAGATACCCGCACCATCACGGTATGCCGTGGTGTGGTTACCTTCTTTTTCGTCAAGAAACTGGTCGAGGATTTCAGGCGCAGACGCCCCTGCACCAATCAGCGCCAGAACGGCAGCCGACAGGCCGTATCTGATTTTTGCGTTCATGGATATTTATCAGGGTTTATCGATTTCAAATCCCTGGATATATTAAGTCTTCAGGCCAGCGGTGGAGTCTTCAGAGAACCAGTAATTATTCCCGGTAGTTTTCCTCTGTAGGTTATCAACACATCCTGCGCCTCTAAAATGATGGGCCGCTTTTCCGGCAACGGACCATCCCCTTCACATAACCCGGCAGCAACATCCATGAAAAACTGCTTCGCCTGCTTTTTCGCCTCAGCTTCGTAAAACTCCAGCGTGGCACCTTCAGTACGGTCAAGACTAATCGCCACATCTGGCAACAACAGTGACGGATACCCACCAATTTCCAGTGCCACAGTAACAGTAATCTTATCCGGGTAATTATTTATCCCTTTAACACCCAGTTCGTATTTTTTCTTCATCGCTTTACTCCCCCCGCGCCGCCTTACGACGGTCCTCTCTGATTTTGAAATACAGGTTAGTCAGATATGTCAGCAGCCCAAACAGCAGACTCCCCAGCACGCCTATTGCCGCCCACTGAGACGGGGAAACCCTGTCCAGCAACTGCAGGAACCAGTAGCCCGTTCCCACCGCTGACGTGGTGTATGACACACCTGTTGTGATTTTTTCCATCTGGTACATACCCCGTCTCCCGTTATCCGGAAGCTGACAGCAATAAAAAAAGCCACCAGTTAAGTACTGATGGCTCTGATAACTCATGCAGGCATCTCAGACGACCCACTGACACTACCGGTGAGTTTAACGATACCTTCCATTTGGCTGGCTCACTTTTTATGATGATGCCGGTGCATTTATCTCCAGCACCAGACTTTCTATCTCAACGCCATACGCTGCATTTTTGGTAATATCCGTCAGCGTCAGCGCATTCAGCCCCAGTGTCAGACTGTCTTTTATGACCTGGAATGCCGGGCCAGCCACTCCATTCAGTTTCGGAGTAACCGTGGCACTGCCGGCGGTGAACACCAGTTCCAGCGTCTGCCAGTCATTACTGTAATTCCCGAACTCGCCCAACTTTGTGTTTCCTGCTTTCTTGTGATGCATCAGATTCAGTTTGCCGTCTGTGGTCTGGGTGAAGAACGACATCAGGAACGGGTTACCAGTCCCGGTCATCGCCACGACGTCAGGTAACGCTACATCGGTATACAGATAAATTCCCAGGCCGAACTGGTTGTTGGTCAGTGCGCCTGACAGTCGAAACTTACAGCTCAGTCTGCCACCCCGTGTCAGCAGGGAGACTGCGTCATCCACCGGATGCATCAGGGACCAGGTTTTATTGCTCTGCTTGGCGATCTTAAATACACCACCCGACAACTGAATTCCGCCGTCCTTAATGGTCCAGCCCTGCGCAGCAGCCTCTCCGGCTGTCGGCAACAGGGAGATTGTGCGTACGGATGCATCTTCAGACGGCCCCGATGGCGTGTTGCCGCCGGGCGAGGGTTTGATTTCCGGTGCCTTACCACTGATGAAAGCTGAGGTGCGCCCGGCTGCGTTCAGAATAGCGGTTGCCATACGATCCGGAATAATGCTCCTGCGCGCCCATGAACTGAAATGTGTCGGGCGGTTTGATGATACCTGGTTTCCATTCGTTCTCGATGCCGCACCGTAATATCCTGATGCCGGAATATCCGGATCTTCTGCCGGTGCGTTAGTGGCGGTATTGACGCCGTTACCGTCTGTCATGAAGGGCACAAAATAAACGCCCTCACTCTCCCTGTTTTTATACCCGCCGTACACGGTGTCGTACTGGGTAGCGTATGTATTTTTCCAGTAATACGTCGTGTCACCACAAATCCACGGCACATCTGCAGCACTGCCACCATGGCACTGCGCGTTAAACACGGAGAGGTCAGCACGAAACTGTGTCAGCATGGCTGTAAACAGCGCAGGTTGCTGTGCGTGGGTGGCGGCGCTCATGTCAAACTCTCCCTGCATCCAGCACACCGCCAGCAACACATTTTTCGGGTTCTTCTGTAATGCAGCTTTAGTGCGCGCAATCAGGTCCTGATATAACGGTTTACCCACACCCCAGCGTGCCGAATCCTGGCTGGCCCCCGTGTCCGCACTGAATGTCCCCTCCGCGCCCTGGGTGAATGCCGAACCACCACGACAGCATGGTACCAGCAGGATCCCCGCGTTATTCGGGATATACGGGAGCAGTTTTTTGGCAATATGTAAGCCCTGGCCGACACAGCCGTACTGCCCTTTGCTCAGGTCTGCCTTCGGATGATTCAGCGTACTCATATCCTGCACATCATGCAGGCAGTGGTCGGCCGGAATAATATCGTTATATCTGCATGCAGCCCCACCCGGCGTAACTGTACTGCGGCGCGCCAGCTGTTTAATGCGCGGATCCGGAGCATCGTATGAATCCGGCAGCGGAAGCCCTTCACCGTAAGCCATGGCATTGGACTGCCCGGCCAGTACGATGACGTAGTACCAATCCGGCTCAGTTGCACCACTGACCACCACATCACCTTCTGCTGTAATCGCCTGCATCAGGGTATAAGGGGTTATGGCCACCGGACTACCAAACGGCTGCCAGCCCTCTTTCAGTTTGTGTGTCAGCTTTTCCGCAAGGTCTGACGGCGACGCCGCCCTGACAACATCATAATGTTTAATCGACATCGAATTTCTCCCGTGTACAGGAACAGAGTTAAAAAGCCGGAACCGGAATCAAATTACAGGATGGCCATCTGCCAGTGGCTGGTCGTAAAAAAAAGGCCACGCCATGCGCAGCCGGAAATAAAGGGATAACGATGATAGTTTGAGAAAAACAGAAACAACACTTTTGCGGCAAAGCATGGTGCCGGGTGCCTCCCGGTGAATTCAGTATCAGCACCTGAATCCGCGATTATCCCATATACCTGGTTGCTGATCGCCCCTCCGCACAGGGGGATTCACCATGCAGTAGTATTTTTAATAAACAGCAAATAAAAAAATCAAGCATTATGCAGGCTGTTTCTTTTTATCACCGGCCACAGCAATACCACAATGCCGCAGACCAGCACCCCATCCGCCAGCACCGACATGATTCTGCTGGTGAAATCCACCATCACCACCAGAAACAGCAGGAGTGCAGCCACAGCCAGGCGCAGTTTTACCGTCACTGGTGATTCTCCAGACGAAGACCCAGAACACCGGCAATCTCTTCCAGCACCTTGCGCTCTTCCGGCTCAATTTCGCCGTCTGCCTCCGCAATGGCCACCGCCACATCCAGCACATCTTCCGCTTCACGCGTATCGTGTTTCACATCTTCAATTTCACGCAATGCCGCTCGACGACCAATTTTAAAGTTCGTATCCAGCTGACCGATAATGGTTGCGCTAATCGCATTAATTTCTGACGTAAACGCGGACAACGCAGGCTGGTTACGCAAGATCTGCTCGATCTTCGCTTTCTCTGAAGCCTCACATTCACCATCTGCATAGGCCACCAGATAGGCAGCATTAATAACCGCCTGTGCCAGATCACGTTTCTCAAACTTTTTAATTTCCACTGCCGCTCGGCGGGCTTTTTTACCAAAAATACCAAACATCGTGACGTTCCTTTGGGTGGGTGAGCCAACGCCCGGGAGCGATCTGCCCACAGAGAAAGTCACACTGACCACTCCGTAAGCTCACCCCCGAAAGGCTCTGTGGTTGATATGCGCCGGGCGTGGCGCGGATACAAAAAAGGCCGCCAATAGCGACCTCAGTTACGGGATTATTCTGGGGTTAAACGACTGTTACTCCCCCCAGACAAAATCATCACTTCCTGTTCGATGCGAGCCATAGTGAACCTCGTACTTATCTCCCATCTTTCTTGCTTCCGTTTCTGCGTCTTCCTCTGTCGCAAAAACCCCAACAAGATGCCAGGGCGAGCTTCTTACCACAGCCCAACCTTTAACCCATCCTTTGTTGTCCTTATCTTCCATTAACACTTCAGAAACAAACATATTTATCTCCTTGTGGGTACCCAGAGATATTTTATGATTGCTCCCGGTCAGATCAATAAAGTGGCTTCAATTTTGCCTTAATGATCAAATCAGGGTGATTGACGGAATCGTACACCACCTCAATATTTTCATCCGTGGCGTCGATAAGATATTCTTTTACATAAGGACCTGTTGATTTTCCATGAAATACATCTTCAACAAGTACACTCTCCCCCTGAACAACACGAAAACTAACTTCTGTTTCGAACGGACCAATCGTCACCATCAGTTTTTTCACATAGCCTCCTGATAAGCACTCGATTTATTAGTTAATGGTGTAACGCAGATACAAAAAAAGGCCCGCAAAAGCGAGCCAAGTAAATAAATATGGCGCGTTGTACTGGATTCGAACCAGTGACCGATTGCTTAGAAGGCAATTGCTCTGTCCGACTGAGCTAACAACGCATGATGCTGATAATGGACCGCCATCGGGGACTTGAACCCCGCACAGCCAGCTTCGAAGGCTGACGCTCTATCCCGATGAGCTAATGGCGGTATGTGATGGTGGCCCTTGCTGGATTTGAACCAGCGACCTGGCGATTATGAGTCGCTCGCTCTCACCACTGAGCTAAAGGGCCGGGCGCAGGATAATAACGGTACGTAACTAATTCTGCAATATCATCCGTTCTGACTGACTAAATCCTGAACTTCCCTGACCGTCTGCTCAAAACGTTCAGTCTCCAGCTCAACGCCAATTGCACGACGCCCCAGCGACATTGCTGCTTTGACGCTACAGACATAAAAAAGCCAGCCACTGGGGGAGGCTGGCAAACTCGTAGAGCAAAATGCTGTTACGCAAACTTCGTTACAGGGTCATCCTGCAATACAAAAAATACACAATATTTAGAAAACTAATAGTGCCATGTGCAATTTTTAAGATTTTGTTATTAATTGTGGTCGCACCTTCCTTTCTGTGTACTTTCCGTATAGCTCACAGGATTCTGGGTACAAAAAAACCCGCGCATCGGCGGGTTCTTAAATCTTATCAACGGTAGACATACAAAGCCCATCGTTGGGAAAATCTTATCCATATTTTTTGAAAAATGCAAGCATCATGTCGTCATCTTCGGCGAAAACCATTTATCTTGTCACCTTTCTCAATTGTATCTCTGCATATGCTTCTTCCTGCCAGCACTTTGTAACCAGTTTATCAATGACATCTGCATATCCTTTGTACCACTGATAATCCGTCAGGTCTGGTACCAGCTTCTGGACATGAAGCCGCGCCAGTGTGGTTGGTAAACGGCTAAACCGGTTTCCATTGCAACGCCCACAAACCTTATAAACAGGCGTGCCATGAAGCCGGGTTCTTTTTTCATCCAGGACAATACCTTTACCCTTGCACCCTCTGCATGCTGTGCTGACTTCTCCCTTACCATGACAATGCTGACATAGTTCCTTCACCCACTCTTCCTTAATAACAGATTCCCCGCTTCTGGAGTGTTTCACCACCTCGCGCAATACATTATGAAATCCAGTACCAGCACAATGCTCACAGCGAGCCTTACTTGCCGCAGACCTGGAATAATCAGCAAAGGCAAAATTCACAAGGTAAGGAATGATCTGTAGCCGGGTTTCTTCACTCAATTTATTCAATGTCGGGTTATCCAGTGCCATCGCGTAATTGAGCAGACCTTCAATCGCAAACTGAGGATCCTGAACACCAACTTTTGCCAGGAATAAAGCAAACCCAAGCGGTGCTTTTGACTGCACCATCCCCTGCGCAGCCATCACATCCGTAATTGTTAAACCACCAGAGCCTGTCGCCGGTGCGTCATCGCTCAGTTTTGGAGATTTCGGGGAGTAATATTTCGGTAAGGCTTCAAGGTTCATGCTCGTTCTCCACTTACGCCAGTACGCCAATTGCCAGCGCACGATCGATAAAACGAAATATCAGCTCCAGCTGAGAGCCATACTTCTCTTCAAATGCCACGGTATCCGCATGCAGCTCGTCGTGATGCTTTCTGCACAAAGGCAACACAAAAAGGTCATGCGCTTTTGTACCCATTCCACACTGACCGTGGCCTATCAGGTGGTGGGGATCATCAGCGGGCTTTCCACAACATGCACACGGCTGTGTCTTAACCCAGCGCGTGTACTTTTCATTAACCCAGCGGCGACGTTTTGGGCGTAACATAAAAGACTCCGGCGACTCCGGATCCACTTTCAGCGCCAGCACCTTTTTCGCTTTATCCTGGATGATGCTGGTGGCAGGAACCGAAGGCACAAGGTCACTTTCCCGGGTGACAGACGGCACAACAGGCTTCGGTAATCTCAGTGCCTTACGGGCTGCACTTTCCGGTAAGGCATCCGCCAGGTCATTACGAATCAGCCACCAGCACAGTTCCGGCATTGTCACAACGTGACTGTCATCAAAACCGAGATCCCGACGCACAACAGACAACACCCAGCGGGTACAGTTATCCGTTGCCATTGATTCCAGCCGTTCCGTGAACTGATCGCGCAGCTGGTTATCGCAGTGCCAGCACAGACGGATTGCGCCCGGCGTGTGTCGCATTGTGGTCATGTTCTCGCTGTGCCAGTCGGAATGAGGCCACTGGCAACCTTTTTCACGAAGTAACCAGCTTTCAAGACATTCCACGCCACCAGCACGACGGATCACTGCCTCATTGCGGAACACGGTCCGAACGGCAGGATCATCCGCCAGCGGTTGTGATGCCGCCGGAACGGCACCACTGGCGAAAGATGAATAACGTTCCGGCTCTGGCTCCAGCAGGACACGCCCCTGCATAAACCTGTCTCTTGATCAGATCTCCTGATCAAGAGACTTCATCACCAGGTAACCCTCAACCATATCCTGAAGTCTGAACCAGCCATCCCACATGACTACCCAACCGGGGCGACCGGTGCGTTTGCTGTCATGCCATCGCCCCAGTTTCGCCAGTTTCAGACAGGCCCATTTCAGTGTCGGCATCTGTGACGGAAGCGGTTTTCCTTCCAGCTTAACCCACAGCAGTTTCCACTCTGTCGGCGTCAGTATTTTCTCACAGCTGTCATTTTGTGTTTCTTCACTGATACCGCCCTGCCGCAGGCCCAGCACCCGCACCGCGATAAACGCCTTGATAACCACCATGCGCTCGAGGTTATCCCGGGTCTGCATTCGCAGCGATTCCACACATGTACCACCACTTTTCCACGCCTTGTGGTATTCCTCTATCAGCCAGCGTCGCTCGTAATGGCTGACGATACGTCGCGCATCGGCGGCACTCGCCACTTTTTCTGACGTCAGCAGATGCCAGCAGGCGCCGTCCTCTGCCTGCTCCCGGCAACAGACATACGTGAGCGGGAGCGCCTGGCCGCTGTTGTCGGGATTTTTTATGCTGACTTCGCTGTAACTGATGAACATCCGGGCCTGGCGGGCTGCCCGCCCGCCTTTTTGCATCACATTCAGCGTGTGGCTTCCCGCGGTTGCCAGGACTTCCGGCAGTTCGAAGAGCTTGCCGGGTGCTTCTTCCAGCCGGCGATTCTGTGCTGCACGCACCACGAAGCGCTGCCCGTGGCTGACTTTATAATGCAGGTAATGCCAGATATCCGCTTCCCGGTCACAGACAGTGATTACCCGTTTCTGTATCTCCCCCAGCCGTTCGGCCATGCGCTCCGAAGCCTGCTGCCAGCGGTAACTTTCTTTTTCTTCATAGGGACGTTCTTTTCGCTGGTGCTTAACACCGTAGGTGTCCGTGGCACGACTCCAGCGCTGCTGTTCGATAAGACCGACTGGCAGGGCGCTGTCGGGGGCGTACATCAGGACAGAGTGAGCCAGCAGCCCGCGCGTCTTCGGGTTAGTGGTGGTATTCCCCAGGTCATCAGATGCCGTACTGTGACTGAAGTTAATGGTGGTGGTGTCTTCCAGCGCGAGGAGCAGCGGATGAGCCTCACATGCCCTTACAGTGGCGGTAAATCCGGCTTCGGCAATGGCTTGCGGGGACACAGACGGGTTACGTATCAGGCGGTACGCACCTTCAACCTGAGCAGTGGACTGGGATGATTTCACAATAGAAAGACCTGCATGCTGAGCGAGAGAAGAGGCCAGTGACACAAGGCGTCGTGTACGACGCGGATCACCGAGACGGGCATGTCCAAACTGCTCGTTAGCCCATGAATAACAATCAGAAAGTACCATAACAGACCCGAAGAAAATGAAATATAAGAGAAGATCAACGGGTGAGGAAAAAGTTCAAAAAATCGCTGCCGGGGAGGAAGGAAACTACCGGATGGAAAGAGTCCCCCTAAAGCAGACTGACAGACATCACAAATCCCCGGGTGGGGATTTGTGTATAAGAGACAGGCATAAACAGGGGCATCAGCTCTGAACCTGGCCTGAACAATACGATCCCCATACGCGGGGCAATTTCAGGGGTCAGTAGTGCTCTCACGGTCACCTCAATGAACGGTATCGAGTAGCTTTAACAGCTCAGGGAATCGGGATTCGAAGAAATGCGGCTGCGTCTCGCGCGGATTTGCGGGACTGGTGATGTTCTTGCCGAACATGCAGCCTTTCGCCGTCAGCGACCAGAATTTTTTGATGTTGTTAATCGCGGTACGGCTGTATCGTTCACGTTGTTCAACGATCCCCAGCTTCGCCATCTGGTGATATGCCTGATTAGCTGTCAGGCGGATACCATACTGCTTCAGCAGTGCACTCAGTGACAGTGTCGGGCGGCTTGAGCCATCAGGCGCGTCAGCAGGAGCATCAATGGCATAGCGCGGTGCCAGATTCGGTAAGCCAACAGCCTCCTGGAGTTTCTGACAGGCACCAAGCACTGAAGAGTTAGACAGATTTAACTCCCGGCGCATAAAGTCCAGCAGGATCACGCCAGCCTGCATCTTGTCAGCAGCCTGTCCGGATAACTTTTCCGGCGCGCTGGTTACCATATCGAAAGTACGGATCACCTTCAGATGGAATGACGGGCTGATCCACATTGCATAGGCATACACCAGTTCCTTACAGACATACGTTCCCCGTTCATTTCCCCCATGAATCACACTCACCGGGTCAACACCCAAATTCTGGGTGTTGGTTAATTCATGAACAAGCTCAACAGTTTGTTGGCTGGAAAGAAACTTTCCTGGCTCCTTGGTTCTGGCATTTGCACCAGATGCTACTGCTGCGCGATGCAGATCGTTCAGGCTGTAACGCCCATAAGCATCACGACGAACTTCAATACCATCAATGACCATCAGATTATTCATACTTCGTTTCTCCTCTTAATCAGGCAGCTGCACCCGCCGTTTTCTCGTACTTACTGATAGTGATCTCGACCTTCCCTTCCGGGATAACCGGTCCCCACTCCACCAGCATTCTTTTCACCTGACTGTCGTCTTCCCACACCCCCGCGTGGGTCAGGGCGTCAAACAGCGCCTTGTTATAGTTGTCCAGATCGCGGATCCTGTTATCCGGAGGAAACAACACGATCTCCACTGAAGCAGGTGCCGACGTTGGTTTCGGCAGACGACGTAACTGTTCAACTATTGCTGCGCACGCCGCGCTCTGAAATTTTCGCCCCGCCGCGCTTATCAGGCTCTTACCTGCAAACGCCCCTTTGTTGGGGTGTCGCCAGTACGTGTTCACGCTGGGCGGGAAAGGCAGGATCAGCTTCATACTTTCAGGCCCCTCTTATGTAACCAGTGGGTTGCACGCAGCCTGGCGTTTTCCTCACCGGCAAGCAGTGAGCGGATAATCCCGACCGCCTCGCTGTCGTCGTCCTTCACCGCGGTATGAAGCGTGATGCCCCGGGCCACGCCACGCTTTATCGTGATGACGCCTTTTTTCTCCAGTGCGCGAAGATGCTCCACCGCTGCATTCACTGAACGGTATCCCAGCATGGTTGCCACCTCCTGATTGGTTGGCGGGAAGCCACGTTCTTTCTGATAAGAAATCAGCATATCCAGCACCTGCTGCTGGCATTGAGTTAACGTCGTCATGCCACCATCTCCCTGACCAGTTTTTCTGCCTGCTGGCGAACCTGCGCCAGAAAGGCCTCACCACATGCCTCAAGTTCATCGCGCCCGATGTAGCTGATTGCCGGTCCCTTCCAGGTCTTGTCGAAAACAGCAATAGCACCAGCGAAGAAAGCGCCTGTCGGCACCTGCTTCTCATCCTTCGGGATAAACCAGGCAGGCAGTTCAAAACCAATACGCCCGCGAATAAAAGCAATATGATCTGCATCTTCCGGCCACCACACTTCGCTGGTGGCAGCTTTGATCAGGAAAACATAGCGCCCGCCTTTATCACGCATGGCACTGGCATGCTTCATGATGTAACGCATGCCGGTGATGTATTGCCCCTCATGCTGACTGGCGCGGCTGTATGGGGGATTACCAAAGGCAGCACCTTTAAGCTCCGCAAGGCGTTCTGACCAGTCATGCGCCAGCGCGTTGTCTTCCGCCGTGTAATACGCAGCACATTTGGCGTTATCACCGTCAGTGAACAGATCCAGAACAAACGGGCCAAACAGGGTGTTAATTCCCCAGAAAATGTTGTCCGGCGTGCGCCACTGATCGCCCACTTCCTTCAGTTCATGGGCTGGTTTGTTCCGCAGTTCCGCCAGCGCCTGGCAATATTTATTACTCATTAAGCCCCCACGTAATTCCCTGAGAGATACCACTCTTCACCTGATGCAGCCCGCTTACTGCTTTTCCGTAAACACCGTTCACGACGCGCCAGAAAATTGTTTCGTTCTGGCTGGGAGTGGCTTTCACGGAATGCCGCCATCCACACCGTTGCAGCACGACGGTATAAGCCCCTGGACTCCAGTTCTTCCGCCTGGCGGGTCAGGCACAAAATCACCCGCGGGTCGTTAGTGCCGACATAGAAATTGCGCACAGGTCTGGTTTCACGAACTGGTTGTAGTTCCGGATCCTGCGCTCTCTCAGTCAGGCGCGGGAAATGTCTGTGTGTATCTCCTTCACAACGGTGAGCCACACGCCCACTCTGACGTAACTTGCTTGCTGACTGCAGAACGCGCTGCCGTGAGTAACCTGCAAAAGCATCCGCAATGTCTCCGGAAGTACAGCCCGGATGGGCTTCAATGAATTTCTGAACGTCATTTAACAGACTCATGATCACCCCCTGAATCCTGCCGGGATCTGGCTGTAGTCCACGTTGTCGTAACTGGCTTTGAAGTACGGGTCTTCACGTTTTTCTGTGTGCGTGCTGACGGACGGCGATAAGCGCAGGGAAAGCTCATCCCATTTTTCCCGCAACTTCGACGGGCTGAGCACGTTACGGCACCAGAACGGATCGCGGCTGACGCGGCTGTACATCTCGCAGATTTGTTTGTGGGTACGACCATCCTGCACACACATCAGGCGAATTTCGTTTGCCCAGGCTGTCCAGTTCGGTTCTTTGGGACGAACCACCTCGCCGTCACATTCGGCGGCCTGCTCGTACAGGGCGATGATTTTTTTCCAGAGCCACTGTGCGCAGGTCAAATCATCCTGCGTTCCCCACTGGCGCTTTTTAGGGCTGAATACAACCGCATCAGGATGGCGAGTTAAAAACTCCTGTTCAGCCGTTTGCGTGTCCGGTTGCGAAGCGTCCGGACGAGAAGAGGTTTTATTCTCTGTAGTAATCTCTGTTGTATTCTCTGTAAGATCATTGGGCCATTTTGACCCGATGACAGCGTGTCGTTTTGAACCAATGGATCGTGTCATTTTGCGCCCATCCATCAGGTCACTTTGACCCGATGGAGAAGTGCATTTTGACCTGATTGATTCGTTCACTTTGACCTCTTCTAAAAGCTCACTTTCATAGTTGATCGTGTAGAAGTTGGTCATGTCACGCTTCGATTTATTGAGTTGCTCGCGACGCAAAACCCCAAGTGATTTCAGGCTTGCAAATGTGCGTTTCAGAGTGGACTCTGACCAGAACGGAAACTGCTCCAGCCACTGTTCTGTCGTGTTATAAACCCAGCGAATTCCGCCATGCTCAGTGCCTGAATTCGTTTCATTCAGCCAGTAATGAAGCTGCTGCAACACAATTGCCTCATTCAGACCAATACGGCATGCAAGATCACGATTTATCACAATGGGCTGGGATGTCATTAACAGGCTCATGCCGCACCTCCGAGATGCTTCATGTTTTTTCCGGAGCGAAAGGCTATAAGCGGCATACTGACGCGGTAATTACGGCCCAGCGGTTCACAAATCACCTTCTGACATTCACGGTCAACCAGGCTAACACGTAGAACATGCCCTGCAGGCGTGGTGTACCACTGACCGGGGCGAGGACAACGGAAAGTCTGATTGGTAAATCGTTTGAAAATATTCCGGATCATTTGCGCCCCCTTACCTCTGAAGAGTTCAGCGACGAATGAATAAGACGGGCAAGAAATGCCGCATCGTTAATTCGGTCATACAGACTTACAGCCAGCGGTGATTCAGCTTTTTCCAGCATGGGATAAAGCTGCTGCAACCAGACCTGATGAATTGATGAAATGTAGGAATAGAGAACGCTGGCGTTATGTGCAACGTCGCTCGGTACAGAGGGCTTTGAAAGCTGTTTCTCCATCTGGTTAAAGGCATTGATGTATGCCTCTTTGAACTGGGCAGCACGTTTGCCAGTGAAGCCCATTGCCAGGAACGCGAAGCCGTCGCGGGTGATGTGGTAGCAAGGAAGTTTGCGAGTACCGCCGTTGGGCTGGTGTACCAAAATTGATGTCTCCGCAAAATTGCGGGCACAAAACTCTGGAGAACAATCCAAAATGCGGATCTTTTTCAGAACATCGTCATGACGTTTAGAGAAGAAGTCAGCAACAGCCAAAGAAGATGTAACAGCCTGACCATCAACGATGGCAATTTCAGGTTGAGAGAGGGTTGGGAGAGTAGTCATGGTGACAGCCCCGGTAGTCAGTTTTTCAGAAAACTCACCACATGGGACGCCAATCACAGAGGTGGTGAGACGTACAGGGTTGGCGTTACCGGAGACTACCGAACCCGGCCCGACCGAAGTCGGCCCTGTACGCCCCACCATAATTTGGGCGTAGCAATGCTCATGACACGAAAAAACCGCATGAGCGCGGTTATGCTCAGTAATCAATTTCAGGACGCCAATCCCGGCACCCGCTTTATAAGGTGCCTGAACAGTGTAACGTCCCGGAATGGCAGAATCAATGTGCTGGTGGTCCTTCACACTCAACAAAATCACGCCTGAATTTCCACAAAGGACTAAAGCACTCATGCGGGTAGTCTTTGCGAAGATAGATAACGCGCTGTGTTTCTGGCTCCCAACGAATAACATGGACATAAAGCCCTCTTCCGTCACGAAACCAGCGGTTAAGTTCCTGCACAACTCGCCCCCCACAGTCAGGTAAAGTTCTCTGTGGTTACTTACAGCCAGGTGATTTGGTAATCTGCATTCATGCCGTAACAACAGGTGTTCAGCGACGCTGACCACCAGCTGTTGCGACAAACGGTTATTTGCCGTTAAACTGTTCATGCGTTAGTTTCTCCACAACCAGAAGCAATCGACGCCACGACGCCCGGAGCTGCACACTCGCGGGCGTTACTCTTTTCCGGTGCACAAAAAACACGAAATAACAGTGTTAAATGCTCCTGCCACTTCGCCATTACTTGGTAGCTGTTCTCTTCGATTTGCTCACGCTCAGCCTGGTCAATAACTCCATCAGCAGTTGCCTTGCGTAAGTACTGGGAATGCTTGCCAATCCATTCTATTGACTCCATCAGCCGCTGATTAATGTCACCATTGTCAATGTCATCAATGTCCACCAGCGGCACAAACACCCCATTACTACGACGCGCTATCGCATCCGTTACATGCCTGGTACCACTGGCATCCTGTAAAACCATGGCCCACTCAAGTGGAAAAATTTGATCCCCACCGCTACGCAGTCTGTTATGCAATTGATCTTTTGCTGGGGTGATATCATCAGATTTATACAAACCAAGAATTTCTGCTGCTTCCTCATAGCCATGAGGTAAATCAGCAATCGTTCTTCGTATTGCTGCCACCAGCCATGCTGGTTGTTTATCAACTTTCCATTCAGGTTCTTTACCCACGGTTAATTCCTCATTTCTGTGGTGTTTTTATGCCGCAGCACTGTTAGTCTTTTGATATAAAGACACGTCAACTTTCAGTTTCCCGTTAGTAATTTTTTCTAACTGGTACGCTCGGCCTTCAGGAATAATCTCAGGCCACTCTGAAACAGACGGATGCTTAATACCTAGGGCTTCGGCGGTTTTACAAACTCCGCCGAAATAATTAATCACGTCGGATTTCCGCATTTCTGTCTCCCGTTAAATTACGTTAAGCAGAAATGTAGGATATCCAACATGCCAATGTCAAGAATCCTACATGGGCATGTGGTAGGATTGCCTACATGATGAACATGAGTGATCGTATTCGCCAAAGGCGAAAAGAACTGAACCTGACACAACAAGCACTGGCTGATTTGACTGGTGTGAACCGTGTCACGGTTACTGGATGGGAAAAGGACGACTACCAACCAAATGGAGCCAACCTTCAAGCCCTAGCCAACGCACTTAAATGCGATCCTCTGTGGCTTGTTAGCGGAAAAGGCTCGCCTGAACCAAAGATAAATCTAAAACCTGAAATATTCGCAGTTAAAAAAGTCCCCCTAATCTCGTGGGTTCAGGCGGGTTCATGGACAATGACGGAGCCTGGTGTCAGGAAAGAAGATGCTGAAGAGTGGGTTTATACTACCGCCCTTGTATCAGAAATGGCATTTGCACTACGGGTCCGTGGTGATTCAATGACCAATCCCCTCGGCTCACCATCGATACCAGAAGGTTCTATCGTTATCGTAGAGCCAGATATTATTGATACAGAGTGTATTAACGGAAAAATCGTTGTTGCCCATATCAATGGTGGGCAAGAAGCGACACTCAAAAAATTTGTTGAGGACTGGCCGAACAGGTATCTCGTCCCACTAAATCCTAACTATAAAACTATTGAATGCGGTGAGAACTGCAGAATAGTTGGTCTTGTCAAACAAGTAATAATGGATTTTTGACACATCTTCCTCACTATCGCAAAACCGGGGTATCCCCGGTTTTTTTATGAGCCTATCTTTTTATGTAGGATAACCAACATAAACTCTTGACACTCGCATGTTGGATATCCTACATTTGTTTTTAGAGTTGTGGTGAATGCGCAGGCTGATGCGCGAAAGACATTGCAGCTATTGCGGAAAAGAGCTGTTCGGCGGGGCAATTAAACGCCCGTGAGAGTCTGAAATAACCGCAAGCCGGAGATCAGCACCGGTCACCACAACAGCCACTGCTTTGGCGGTACCAGTTTGTACACTTGCTTCCGGCTGGTACCGCTCTTTTTACAAAACAGAGAAGAACATCACCGGACGACGGGCTCATAACCCAATCCATCCGGGCGGCTGCCACCGCAGGTGTTCTTCTCTGTTTTGTGGAGAAACTAACCGACCTTGCAGGGTCGATATGATGAGGAGCAGCAAAATGGCTAGCGAACGCAGTACTGATGTGCAGGCATTTATCGGGGAGCTGGACGGCGGCGTATTTGAAACCAAAATCGGCGCAGCTCTCAGTGAAGTCGCTTCCGGTGTGATGAACACGAAAACCAAAGGTAAGGTCTCGCTCAACCTGGAAATCGAACCATTTGATGAGAACCGTGTGAAAATCAAACACAAACTCTCATATGTTCGCCCGACTAACCGCGGGAAAATTTCCGAAGAAGACACCACCGAAACACCGATGTATGTCAATCGCGGTGGTCGCCTGACTATTCTGCAGGAAGACCAGGGACAATTACTGACTCTTGCCGGTGAACCTGACGGAAAACTACGCGCAGCAGGTCATTAATATCGTTCTTAATTAACTGATTATTTATCTCATCACTGAATATCTTTATATAGTGAGGACTTATTATGTCTCAGAACTTAGACGCAACCGCAATTAATCAAATCCATGCCCTTATTTCTGCTCAGGGTGTTAATGAAATTATCAGTAAGATTGGTGCCGATGCTGTGGCATTGCCTGAGAATTTCCGCATTCATGATCTGGAAAAATTTAATTTAAATCGCTTCCGTTTCCGTGGTGCGCTTTCCACTGCCAGCATCGATGACTTTACCCGTTATTCTAAAGATCTTGCAGATGAAGGCACCCGCTGCTTTATCGATGCCGATAATATGCGAGCCGTCAGTGTGCTTAACCTGGGTACTATTGATGAACCAGGTCACGCAGATAACACCGCCACCCTCAAACTGAAAAAGACAGCACCGTTCTCTGCTCTGTTGTCTGTTAACGGCGAGCGTAACTCCCAGAAGTCACTGGCAGAATGGATTGAAGACTGGGCCGACTACCTTGTGGGCTTTGATGCTAATGGTGACGCCATTCAGGCAACAAAAGCGGCTGCGGCAGTCCGTAAAATCACAATTGAAGCGAACCAGACTGCTGATTTTGAAGACAATGACTTCAGCGGCAAACGCTCCCTGATGGAGTCTGTCGAAGCGAAGACCAAAGACATTATGCCAGTGGCATTTGAATTTAAATGCGTTCCGTTTGAAGGCCTGAAAGAACGTCCATTTAAATTACGACTCAGCATTATCACTGGTGATCGCCCTGTACTGGTTCTGCGCATTATTCAGCTGGAAGCAGTGCAGGAAGAAATGGCTAACGAATTTCGTGATCTGCTTGTTGAGAAATTCAAAGACAGCAAAGTCGAAACCTTTATTGGTACTTTCACCGCCTGATTTCATTACTGCAAATGCCCCTGCGGGGGCATTTATGGAAACGTAATTAACTCAATAATCACCGGATGGTGAGGGCTTCCTTTTACCAGAATTCAGCGCGGTGCAGCGCATATACGTGGAGAACAAAATGTCATTTATTAAAACTTTTTCCGGGAAGCATTTTTATTATGACAGGATAAATAAAGACGACATCGTGATTAACGATATCGCAGTTTCCCTCTCAAATATCTGTCGCTTTGCAGGGCATCTTTCACACTTCTACAGCGTCGCCCAACATGCGGTGCTTTGCAGCAAACTGGTTCCGGAGGAGTTTGCTTTTGAAGCGTTAATGCATGATGCAACAGAAGCGTATTGTCAGGACATCCCCGCGCCACTGAAACGCCTTCTTCCTGACTATAAACAGATGGAAGAAAAAATAGACGCCGTAATCCGTGAGAAATACGGGTTACCTCCTGTTATGAGCACGCCAGTGAAATATGCCGATCTCATTATGCTGGCAACCGAACGCCGCGATCTCGGGCTTGATGATGGCTCTTTCTGGCCTGTACTGGAAGGTATCCCGGCAACAGAGATGTTCAAAGTTATTCCACTGTCGCCAGGCCATGCCTATGGGATGTTTATGGAACGTTTTAACGAGTTATCGGAGTTACGCAAATGCGCATGAATGTTTTCGAAATGGAAGGGTTTCTTCGCGGGAAATGTGTACCGCGAGATCTGAAAGTGAATGAAACAAATGCTGAGTATCTGGTGCGTAAATTCGATGAAGTACGTGCTGAGGCTCGCAACGAGGGTATTAACTATACCGCAAGCCGTCTTGCTGCTGCTTTCAATCACGGATTTATCAATAAGTCTTTGCGTGAAGTTTTCGACGTTACACGCATGATTCTGTCAGCGAAAGAAGAGTTGGCTAATGAACCGTACCCGATTGATGGCCTGTCCGGTGAATATGCGGAGAAATCCCTTGAAGAATGGGCGGAACAGATTCGCAAAGGAGCTGACAAGTGAAGAAGATGATTTTTGTCGCGGCATTGTTGGTGAATATCCAACAAGTGCATGCTTCAGCAGCTATTGTAGCCTCTACCGCCGCGACTACGGCTGCTGTAGCTGCTGCGAACTCTGCGAATATCGCAAACCAACAGGCACAGCGTGCTGCTAATGCATCAGCCAGCGTTCACCCAATCACCATTAAGAGCAGTAAGCAAAATCTGGGATTCATAACGTGCGGCACGCGTTCTAATGAAGCTGTAGGCTCTCTGGGATGTACGGTATATGGCGATAGTGAGCGCAGAGAAATTCCATGGAAAACGTGGCCCGGATACGTTCTCGGATCGAAGCTCCCTGCCAGCTACGAAGTAAATGCCGTATCGTTTGATCACTATAACGGCGTGGCAACTGTCTATTTTACATACTGAGGCTCCGCATGAAATTCTCCAAATTTTCTGAGTTGGTGAATCGTATTTTGTCCAACAACCACAGCCATCGTCGCGATATGGATGTAACGATCGTTGTTCATTCGCCTGGCAGCATTGGTTCAACACCTTCAGTTGAGGTTCAGTCAATTCATGCTGGTTTTGATTGGGATTCCGGGAAAGTGCTTATTTTCCCAGCACAGCCACTGACCACGCTAACACCAGAGCAGGTTGCTGATATCACTGATAGTGTGCGCAAAGGTCAGTCTTGGCACGCATATCAGGAATATAAAAAGCATAAAGAGCAGTTGGAAAAATTGTCGATTGAACTGGATGCTGCAAAACAGCGCGTAGCAGAACTGGAGGCCAGTCGCGTGACGCTGGCGGAGGAGAACTCGTGGCTGAAGATGCTCATAGAAGATCATGCTGGTTGTACTGCTGTCTGCCCAAATTGCTCTCATGAAGAACCCAGTGAAACAGACGACATTGTTTGGTCTTACCGTTCACGGGAAACGCCAGCCACCGATGCTTTCCTGGCTGAAGTCCGGGCGCAGGGCGTGGAGATGTTTGCGGAGTGTGCATACACGCTTGAACATCATGATCACGCAGTAGCCTTCGCCGCTGAGCTTCGCAAAGGAGGCAACCAGTGAGCGAAATTAATTACCAGGCACTGCGTGAGGCGGCAGAGCAGGAAATGCATGACGACTGGGGATTTGACGCGGACCTTTTCCATGAGCTGGTAACACCATCGATTGTGCTGGAACTGCTGGATGAACGGGAAAGAAACCAGCAATACATCAAACGCCGCGACCAGGAGAACGAGGATATTGCTCTTACGGTTGGGAAGCTGAGAGTTGAGCTTGAGGAAGTAAAACAACACGCTGAAGAATTATCCGAAACCAAGGCTGTTCGTAACCAATGGCGGCCAGATATTTGCCCAATAACCGGACGTGCATTTTTCATGTGGATTGAGCATCCAACATTGGGGAATGTGCCGACATATGGTGGCCCATTAGATAGTTACACCATTCCAACAAAGGACGGTGACGGTGAGTTTTCATGTGAGCGTTACGATCATGATTTTGGCGGTTGGGTAGAAAGCGAATGTCTTGGGTTATATCTGATTGATGATAGAGAACAATGCAGGGTCTACGAACTGGAGGAACGCGTTAAGGAACTGGATGCTCGGGAAATATCGCTCCCGGAACGTAGCAGCATGCTTCATCGAACAGATTATCACGATGATTACCAAACGGTAATGGCATACAAAGTTTCTGAAGTCATCGCTGCAATCCGCGCCGCTGGCATTCGCATCAAAGGAGAGTGATATGAGCGCTATAACCAAAGAACGTATCAAATTATTCATTAAAAATCCGCTTGATAACGGACTTACTCGTGGCGAACAAATGGAACTGGCACGAATTGCACTGGCATCACTGGAACGCGAACAGATTCGCCACGAGCATGCCAAATGGTCTGACTCCACATTTGGCTGCGTTGGCCCCATTGGTCCGCTGAAACATCTCTCAAAAGAGGCACTGGAAGCCGCAGCCGAACCAGACGATCTTGGCGAGTGGGCTGATATGCAGTTTCTGTTGTGGGATGCACAGCGCCGTGCTGGCATCAGCGATGCTGAAATTACCGCTGCTATGGAAGATAAATTGAAGATCAACATGAAGCGCCAGTGGCCTGAACCAAAAGATGGTGAGCCTCGCTTGCACATTAAAGAACCCGGCAACTCTCCGGTAACTCCGGATGGTTGGATAAGCTGTAGTGATCGAATGCCTGAAAAGGGCCAGAACGTGCTTATTTCGGTGAATTTCGATAGCTCTCTGGTTGAACCGCTAATATGCTCCGCACGCTATACCGGAAGCACCTTTCGGCGCGGAGATGCAACGATTAAGCCGGGTAATGGTATTGAGCAAGCAACTCACTGGATGCCGCTACCGGAACCGCCGCAGGAGGTGAAGTGATGAACAACTTAATGATCGACCTTGAGACGATGGGGAAAAATAAGGATGCACCGATCGTTTCCATTGGCGCGGTGTTCTTCACTCCAGAAACCGGAGACATCGGACAAGAATTCTATGCGGTTGTCAGCCTAGACAGTGCTATGAAGCAAGGAGCTACACCTGACGGCGATACCATCCTGTGGTGGTTGAAACAAAGCCCTGAAGCGCGAGCTGCAATCTGTATTGATGATACTTTGTCGATCAGCGATGCTCTCTCAGAACTAAACCATTTCATTAACCGGCACGCAGACAATACGAAATATTTAAAAGTCTGGGGTAACGGGGCCACCTTCGACAACGTAATTTTACGTGGAGCTTACGAGCGAGCAGGACAAATCTGCCCGTGGGCGTACTGGAATGACCACGATGTACGCACGATCGTTACGCTTGGGCGTTCCATCGGATTCGACCCCAAAATGGACATGCCTTTCGATGGCGAACGGCACAACGCCCTGGCTGATGCCCGTCATCAGGCAAAATATGTTTCCGCTATCTGGCAGAAATTAATTCCTGCCACCAGCACAGAATTATGATTTTCCCGGGTGCAGCCGGTTTTGATGGAGAAAATTATGAACACCTTGTTTTTACTGATGGCTGAATTCAATACCCCAAACATTGAACTCTCAGCAGTTAGCCAAAAGTACTTTGGTATGAGTCCAGCCACGGCAGAAGCAAAAGCAAACGCTTGTAAGTTGCCCGTTCCAACATATCGCATCGGCACATCACAAAAAGCAAAACGTTGCATCAATATTCAGGATCTTGCGGAATACATAGACAAAAGGCGAGAAGAAGGACGTATCGAGTGGGAACAGGTCAGAACAGTCAAACAGAAGGGCAAAGAAAATCACTAAAGAAAAAACCCGCCTGAAGGCGGGTTTTCAAAAAGCACCAGCTATGATCATGCTGCTTTGAGACGACGAAGCTTACCCTGCTGCTCTTTACCAGAGACAGTAGCGTGAGTGAACGCATTAGGAGCAGCCTTCATCAGAACTTCAACAGCAGCACCCATACCTACGAATGCTTTCATTGTGTCGAACTTAACCTGTGGCTTGGTTGCTTTTTGATCTTCCATAGAAAACTCCAGAAGTTATACCGAAACAATTCCTGTTGTTTACTCATCATCAATAGATGATACGCAATATTTATTTTTAAATTTAAGGTTCTTTGGCGTAACTTCATCAGAGATATCAAAACCGTCCAGAATTCTATTGAATGTAGCTTCTGGCATATCATCATGAACAGAAATCTCACCCGATCGCTGCTTTCTAACCATGTTATCCACTCGCCAAATTATAGCTTCAGCGTAAACAACATAACTTGGATGCTTGATAAAGCGATGATCACCAGAATTCAAGACGCAAGACGGATCGTGGGGGACACCATCCTTGATACTAGAAATATTAACAACTAAAACACAATAACAATCGTTAACGGGGTAATAAACAGGATCATTACAAATCACATGAAGATGATTGCATGGTCCAGTTGGGGCAAGCACAGTTCCTTTCCTGTATGGCTGATAATCCGTCAT